CCACAATCAATATAATCATCAGTGCCATCAAAGTATAATGATGATCCACCAAACTTATATTCTGATGTAGAAATACCAGCACCATTATAAGCAGTAATAATACCAGTATGATTATTTGGACTTGAATCTATAATATTCGTACTACCATTATCACCATTTGCATTTAGAATAATAGAAGCATTATCAAAATATAAATCCATATTTGAATCTGCACCATAAACATAACTAGAAGTTCCGGGAACAGCATTTATATAAGGAGTATAAACATTTCCAGAACGAATTAAAGCATAATGATTCCAAGTGTTAGTTGTGATTCCTGATGAGAAGTCTGCGTTTTCTGCAATACCAAAAGTATCTAAAGGATCTAAAGGTGATGGTTGTGATGTATATCTTCCTTTGAGAGCATTATAGTTTCTTTGGATTTCTGATGCTGTGAGTGCTCTATTAAATATCTCTACATACGATATACTACAATTTAATGGGAGAATACTACTACTATTACCTAGTGGGTGATCTGCTATTCCAAAAGTTGTATAGTTAGTTGATGGAGAAACTAAAGTTCCAGAAGAGTTTAAGGTCGAATTAAAATACATTTTAGCAGTATTTCCATCAAAAGTAACAGTTAAATTATACCAAGTTCCAGTTGTTGGTATGAATGAAGACAGCACTCCTGTAGATGTAAATGCAGAATCATGTTGTATCTTCACATATCTATTCTGCAAATAAAGTCTAAGAGGATTTCCAGATTGAGCCCCAAAATCTAATATTGCCTTATTACCACTAGAAGTATCTAAAAACTTAATAAACATATTAATAGTATATGCTGTTGGAAGTGTAAAGTTTTCTACATTAACTTGTTCATTACTGCCATCGAAAACAATTGTACCACGACCATCACTAGAGTTGTAAGTGGGTTCGTTAGTTAGAGTTCCATTATTCCCATTACCACTCAAATCAGTCCAAGTGGTTCCAGAACCAGTATATGAAGCACTATCTCCAGCATCAAGGTGTACTACAAGACCACTAGTAACTATTCCCGCAACAGCAGGATGAGTAGCAAACCCAACAGAATACTGAAGTTTATTTGTAGCAGTCTTGATTGCCCAACCACCAACATTACTAGTATTTCCATAAGATACTAATACATCACTTGTTTGGTCACTGAAGGAGTTCATCCAAAAATCAATCGTAAAATCACCATCAGTTATATTTACAGATTCATCATAAGGAATCTCCATATAATTATTAGTTCCATCAAAGGTAAAATAACCTACATTAGAACTTGTATATCCAACACCATTATATAAAGTTGCTGCATTATTGTTGAGACTTATATCTGTTAATGTCGTAACACCAGTATAAGACTTTGGATTAGCAGCATCTAATACTAATGAAAGGTTCTTATTTGTATTGATTTTTGGATTATGATATCTTGCCATTTAACTAAATCTAATTTGTAGAAGTTCCAGAACCATCACCAATATCTATAACTTCTTCTGGTTCATTAGAAGGCATTATGGGCCAGGTAATTTCAAAAGGATTTGATTGTGATGTAATATCTCTCAGTTCTTGTCGGTATGTTTTCCATTCTTCTGTGTTTGTAATCTCAAAATTATAATCACTTACCTGTGTATAATCACTTTCTTTTAATACATTATCTCTTTGATTGCGAATTACACTCCATTGATTCTCAATCTCTTGATCGTTGTATGGTCTTGCAGTAAATCCATCTCCAACCCATTCCATTTTTTCTATTGTTGAATCATAAGATGGGTATGTATAGGGACCAGTATATCCCGCACTAACTATTTCTTCTTCAGTAAAAGTGGAAGCATCAGTTCTTGTGAATCCGTTTGGAAGACGAATACGATTTGGTAATGATTTTGGATATTGATTTTTATATGAGTATAATGCCATTGTTTTTCTAATTATTTAGAAACCATATCTACCGTTGAGTGCATCAAAGTTTTGAGTAACTTCTGATTGTGTCAATCCTCTATTGTATACAAGATACACAGCAATTTTTCCTCCAAAATAATTCGTGCCACTAGACTGACTATACCTTCCCATCTCAAATGGTCTTAAACCTGCTGTCGCCAAATCAATAGCGCTGCCATCTTGTCCCAATAAAGCACCGTTATTACCATAAGTTTTGCCTATTTTATCGCTTCCATACACGACACTATACATTGTCCATATGGCTCTTCCATCATAACTGAAGTCATAATCACCAGTACCCCAGAACTGTGCTCTAAATGCTGCATATGAATTGTTTAGCCTTAAACAATAGTGGCGGCCGTTGGAATTAAAATCTCCCAAATCAAACAGACCCCCATTGTTGCTTCCAATAGTATTATCAACCATAGCAACACAAACTACTGTTTTTTCATTAAATCCACCAACTCCTAAATTAGCAACAGTGGCAGAAACTGAACCAGCAACTGTTCCGTCACATATTCCATGATTATTTGATCCATCTAAATCAAAATACTTATTGTTACCAGATGAAAAAAATGATGGAGAGTTTTTTAATGACATATGATAATTGTTACCACTCAAGTCGTACCAAGCACTTCCACTACCAGGATAAGAAGCACTATCTCCGGCATCAAGTCGTATTAAAAGACCATCGGTGACTAATGCACCAGTAGGCCATATCTCTCTACGAACAGCATCACACTGCTCTGGTCCTGTCCAAAGACCTGATGCTAAAGATGTTGTTGGATCATTATTAGAACCAATTCTTCCTCCGTTATACAATGGCATTCTTATAACTCCTTAAAGACCATATCTACCTTTGAGTGCATCAAAGTTTTGAGTGATTTCTAATGCTGTGAGTGCTCTGTTGTATGTGGAGACTTGTGAGACTCTTCCATTAAACTTATCTAATGATGATCCGGCACCATATGCGACTTGGAAGTTGTTCATAGCATCCTGCAATGCTTGACCGTTAGTCCCATTATAAGTTGTTTTTGACAACGCATTAATATAAAAATCATAATTTGATCCATTCCACTGAACTACAATGTAGTTCCAACCAGAACTAATGCTATCTCTTATGTAGGTTCTGCGGTAAACACCATCACCAACATATTGGACTACTGTCAGTGTTTCATCTGATGCGTAACTAGTAACTGACCCAAACTGCACCCCACCCTGCAAGTTAGTACTATAATTCGCCAACCACATCCCAGAAGTTGAACCAGTTACAGTAGAGTTTAAGTAAACCCAAATACCTATACTCCCCAAATTAGTCCCAAGATTTCCTACATCTATATAATCATTTGAGCCATTAAAACTAAAATAACCACCATCAGCAGAACTATAAGTTGCTCCATTAATAGTTCCATTATTACTCTCACTACTCAAATCAGTCCAAGTATTACCAGAACCAGGATAAGAATCACTATTTCCAGCATCAAGGTGTAATACAAGATCATCGGTGACAATTGATGGTATAAATCCAGGCCACAATTCATTACGAATTTGTTTGATATAATCGGGAGATGTCCAAAGACCTGATGCAAAAGTTCCAGTTTCTTCACCAGGAAGTTGTGCTGTTGGTGGTGGTGCGAAACTATCGGTGTACCGGGCGACTCCTTTTGTGATGCGGAGGTCGTCTATGTATCCGTTAAACCCTCCTTGGTTTGAAACTCTCCCGACCGAAAGATAATTGCCAGATGATTGCGATTGAGGATTAACGGAAAGAGTTGTTGAGTTTGATTCAGTCCCGTCTATGTAGATTTTAAGATTTGTTCCATTTTTAACAAACGCAATGTGTGTCCAGGTCGTCAATGGAACAGTTGATGTGGTAGTGAAAGAGTTTTGCGTTCCGCTCCAGTAATAAAATTGAATCGTTCGATCATTCTTTGGACCGAACGACCAATAGATAACAGAGCTGCTAACATTTCCGTGTCCAACCATTGGCGTTATACTACTACCGTTTGTAGGCGCAGCAGTCATGTAAATCCACGATTCAATCGTAAAATCGCCGTTATACCATTCAATGAGAGAACTAGAAGGGTTGCCGATGTAAATATAATCCCCATTACCATCAAAGTACATTGACGATACACCAAACTTACTCTGTGCATTGGAGATTTGGGCATCACCAACAGGAGTTACGGTATGACCATAACTACTGCTATCAGTAAAAGTAGTG